CAAAAATATGCCTTTTCAATTAAGCCCAGGCGTTAATGTTACAGAGATCGATCTGACCACTGTAATCCCTGCAGTTGCCACTACTGATGCTGCCATTGGCGGTGTATTTAAGTGGGGCCCTGTAGGTAAGCCATCACTCGTAGTAAGCGAAGACGAACTCGCTAAAGTATATCACCGACCGGATAATGACAATGCCGAGACTTGGTTTACTGCTGCTTCTTTCCTCGCTTATTCAAATCGCTTGCACGTTTCTCGAGCCCATCACTCATTTGGTGATGATGTGCGTAAGAACGTTCGAGCTACAAACGGCGCAACATATCTTATCGCTTACGATCAAGATCTCGCGAGTTCAGTTAGTAATGGAATGACGGTTGCTCCTATCTTTACTGGAATTGCTGATGGTGTAACTGTAGTTGATGTCGATCCTGATGATCTTGTCGGTACAGTAGCAGATCTAGCAACAGACATCGCTAGTAACACAACTTTTACTGCTGATGGAGCTTTTGCTCTTGAAGATGGTGAGAAAGTTACTATCTCCGGCTCCGGATTGCCCAGTAACTTATCAGCTGGTGAGTATTACATCAGAGATAAAACTGTTACTACTGTTGGTGTGACTACCACAACAACATTTAAACTCGCCGCTAACGATCCCGATGGCGGAGCAATTGTTGATATCGAAGCTGGTACCGGTGCAATGACTCTGACTCGAACTGGTGATACTCGTATCACTATGTCAGCTGCATATACTGGTGTAACTGGATCAGCGGATTATGAATTCCATGATACAAAATATTCATTTAACGCTATAGCAAATACAGTAGCTATGGATTCAGACGCACTTCTTTCACAACATATTGTTAAAAACGAAGATACTTATTCTGATGCGACTTTTGATGATAATGTTATGTTTGTTGCAAAATATCCAGGAGCATTGGGTAATTCATTAAAAGTATCTGTTTGTGACAGTGAAGGAGCATTTTCAAGTAACGTAACAATGGGCGGAGTGGGTACGCACGCGCTAACAATTAATGTAGGTGCAAATACGGGTACGATTTCAGCTACTGACCAAGGTGCGCTACAATCACTGCTCAATAACTTTACAGTAGGTGATGTAGTTAAAGTTGGAAATACACAAATTGGTTTCGAATATTTGGAAATCACTAAAATTCCAACTGCAGAGAGCGGTTCTGAGACAATTGAATTTGATGCTCCATTGACAACTTCTGAAAATATTAATTTGACTTCAGGAGATCTACAACGTTTTTGGCAATACCACGGTTTAGTAGAAGGTGCACCTGGTCGATCTGATTATGTTTCTCAAAACGGAAACACTGCAGCGAATGACGAGCTTCATGTTGTAGTAGTTGACGAAGACGGAAAGATTAGCGGTATTCCTGGCACTGTACTTGAAGTATGGCAGCAATTGTCACGAGCAACTGATGCAAAAGCTAATGACGGCGGAGCTATCTACTATAAAGAAGTACTTAATCAATCATCAAATTGGATTTGGTGGGCAAATGATAGAGCAAATGCACCATCTGCAACCGCTGCTCTAGTAGCTTCAGCAACTGGAGATCAACCAACTAATATGTCATTTGCGCTTGGTAAAGATATTTCTAGCGAAGATGATGCTGATATTGTTGGTGATATTTTGCGAGCATATGATGTATTTAAATCTGCCGAAGACATCGATATTTCACTAGTATTGTGTGGAAAATCTATGGGAGTTAATGACGTAACAGTACCTGCATATATTATTGACAACATCTGCGAGCGCCGCAGGGATTGTGTAGCATTCCTATCGCCCGCTAAGAATGACGTTGTTGATAATGCAACAGATATTACTGAAGATGTTATTGATTTCCGGAACAATCTTGGCCGATCAAGTTCGTATGCTGTTCTTGATAGCGGTTATAAGTACATGTATGACAAGTATAATGACGTATACCGTTGGATTCCGCTAAACGGTGATACTGCTGGTCTTTGTGCTTATACTGATGATGAGCGCGATCCTTGGTGGTCACCTGCAGGCTTTAACCGCGGTGCGATCAAAAATGTTGTTAAACTCTCTTGGAATCCTAAGAAAGGTGAGCGTGATCTTCTGTACAAGAACGGAATTAACCCAGTTGTTAATTTCCCTGGACAAGGTATCGTACTCTTCGGCGATAAGACACTGCTGAGCAAGCCTTCAGCATTTGATCGAATCAACGTACGTCGACTCTTCATTGTCCTCGAGAAAGCAATTGCAACTGCATCGAAGTTTACTCTCTTTGAATTCAACGATGAGTTTACTCGAGCAAGTTTTGTAAACTTGGTAACTCCTTTCTTGAGAGATGTACAAGGTCGTCGCGGTATCTTTGACTTTGCTGTCATCTGTGATGAGACGAACAACACTGGTGAAATAATTGATCGTAACGAGTTTGTTGGTGATATCTACATCAAGCCAGCTCGAAGCATCAACTTCATCCAGCTTAACTTCGTCGCTGTACGCACTGGCGTAGAATTCTCCGAAGTTATTGGACAATTCTGATAAATAAGATAAATAAGAAAAAAACAGGAGAATAACAAATGTCATTTAGCGTACAGAACTTCAAGTCAGCGGCTCTCAGTCAGGGTGGGTATCGTCCCGCCCTGTTTGAGGTGGAAGTCACGACTTTGGAGCGACCATTTAGTCTACTTTGTATGTCATCTCAAGTGCCTTCGTTTACGACCGGTATTATTGAAGTACCTTACTTCGGTCGTAAAGTGAAGATTGCTGGTGATCGAACGTTCGCAGAATGGACTACGACTGTAATGATCGAAGAAGACTTCAGCCAACGTGCAATACTCGAAGAGTGGGCACGAAAGATAAATGATGGTCCTTCTAACGAACGTGAATATACTTCGCCTGAAGAATATAAAGAAGATGCTACTATCAAGCTTTATGGTAAGACTGGATCAAAAATACGTGAATACAAGCTTATAGGGTGCTGGCCTTCAGATGTTGGTACTATTGAATTGGATTGGAACACGACTGATACTATCGGTACTTATACCGTTACTTGGGCATTCGATTACTTCAACCCCGGTTCCTAATCCGGTCCGCCTTGACTAACGTATAGAGGGGATATAAATAGTTTATATCCCCTTTATTTCATCGGAGATAATGAATGGACCTTTTTGGATTTGAAATAAACAGGAAGAAGGAGCAGAAAGAAGCTGAAAAGCGTATCTCTTTCGTTCCCCCTTCTAATGAAGACGGCGCGTTAACCGTTGCCGCAGGTGGTGTCTATGGCACTTACGTCGACCTCGATGGTTCAGTCCGAACCGAAGCAGAACTTGTCAATAAGTATCGAGCTATCTCGTTCGATCCCACTATTGACATGGCTATTCAAGAGATTTGTAACGAAGCAATCGTTGAAGACAGCGACGAAGATACCATCTCTATTGTACTAGATGATGTAAAACAACCCGATAATATTAAGAAAACTATTCAAGAAGAATTCGATAACGTTCTACAATTACTTGAATTCAATCGTCTAAGTTACGAACTCTTTCGTCGTTGGTATGTAGACGGCCGACTCTATTACCATGTTGTCGTAGACGAGTCTAAACCTGCTAAAGGTATTCTTGAAGTACGATACGTCGATCCACGTAATATTAAGAAAGTACGTGAAGTTAAGAAAGAAAAAGATAAGAAGACTGGTGTAACCATTGAGAAAGTAATCAATGAGTATTACATGTATAGTCCTTCTGGCTTCCTTAAGCGTACTGGTTCTATTACTGGTTCTACAATGAACAGCTATGGTACATCTGGTTCTGCAACTGCAGAAGGTGTAAAGATTGCACGAGATGCGGTTGTTTATTGTACGTCTGGCAATCAAAGCCTTGATAACAAACTTATTCTCTCATGGTTGCATAAAGCTATTCGCCCTTTGAATCAGCTTCGTTCGATGGAAGATTCATTGGTCATCTATCGTATCTCACGTGCACCTGAGCGTCGAATCTTTTATGTTGATGTTGGTGGTTTGCCGAAAGCTAAAGCTGAGCAATACCTCTCAGACATCATGACCAAATTTAAGAATAAGGTTGTCTATGATTCATCGACTGGTGAAATCAGAGATGATCGAAAGTTTATGACAATGCTCGAAGACTTCTGGCTTCCGCGCCGAGAAGGTGGACGTGGTACTGAAATCACTACACTGCCTGGTGGCCAAAACCTAGGAGAAATCGAAGATGTTGTTTATTTTCAAAATAATCTATATCGCTCTCTCAATGTTCCTATCACCCGTCTTCAACCCGAAACTACATATACTCTTGGAAGGGCTACTGAGATATCTCGAGACGAGGTAAAGTTTAGTAAGTTTATCTTTAGACTGCGCAATAAGTTTTCTGAACTCTTTATGAAGTTGCTCGAACGTCAACTAATTCTCAAAGGTGTATGTACACCTGAAGATTGGAAAGAATGGCGCGAGCAGATTCAGTTTGACTTTGCAGTTGATAACTATTTCGAAGAACTAAAGACGATGGAAATGAACCGTGATCGTATTGGTTTGTTAAGAGAAATGGATGAATATATCGGTAAGTACTACTCACATGAGTATATTCGACGTTATGTATTGCAACATTCTGAAGAAGAGATTAAAGACATCGATCAAGAAATTGCCGATGAAAAGAAAGATGAAAGGTATGTAGATCCAGAAGAAATAATGCAAGACGAGGAACCTGAAGAGGCACCACCTCCTGCACCTACATATAAGCTAGTACCTGATGATAATAAAGATGATGCAGCTTGAGAACACTTTCAATATAAATAAAGGTAGAAATTACTTGGAGACATATTATGACTGATGTAACTGATTTTATTGGAGCTGCAGTAGCAGATAAACCGGTAGCGGCCTTAAAAGCTTTCGGTGCAGCTA